TGCCAACGTGCTCGGTCCCATCCAAGTAGTGATCCAGCCGGCCCAACAGCTTGCCCAAGGGGCCGCGCGGCTCGTTCTCACGCTCCTCGATCATCACCCCGCCAAGGCACTCGTTCAGTAGGCGATGGGCGGCTAGCATTTCCCGCAGTGCCAGCCTCAGAGGGTCATTTTCCGGATGATCGGCGACCATCCTGTGGTCAGTCCGGGCCTCGTAGACATAGCGGCGAATCTGCTGCAGATGTGCTTCCACTTCCAGCGAGCCGCTTGCAAGTCGAGTCAGTGCAGACGCCTTGACCGCCTCCTCTATCAGCTTCAGGCAGTCGGGCGGCAAACACACAGCGGCTGCTGCCGTCAGGTGTTCATCGAGCTTGTCGAGGATGATTTCCAGCGGCTGTCGCTCGACTGGCAGCGGCTCTTCTTCGGCGCAATACTGCGTATGGGCGTGGCCCACGATGTCATCCCACGTTGTCGCGCGTGTCGCGTCGGGGCACTCCAGCGCGTTGCCCGCAAGGGCCAAGGTGTCCCCGAGCGCGGCTGCGAAACCCTCGAGAAGCTCAGGCTTGCCCAGCAGTTTCTGCAGGAAAGGCCGAACGAATACGTCCTGCGGTATGTTGCGGCCCCTGTACCGCGCTTGCAGAAAAGCTCTGTCAGAGCCCTCATCAGAAATTTCGCGTGCCTTGGTCACAATGTCGGCAACCAGCGCCTTGCCCGCCATGAAATTGCGCAGGGTCTTGGCGTCCGGGCGCTGGGGGTTGGTCTGCTTTTTCATTCCCGGCCCCCTTCCTTGGCGTCTTCGCCGTGGTAGGCGGGCGGCAGCAGCATCAGGTGAGGTTGGACGCCTTCGGCCATGGAGTCGCCGACATCCGCCTGCCCGATCTGGGTCAGAAGACGTATTTGGTTCGCGAGCGCTTCCGCAGTAGTCGCGGAAATCGCCATGTCCTCTTGGTCGTCCGTCGTGGAGTCCACGATCTGTATACAGAGCCGCTCGATGCCTTCGGCGATTGATGCGATCGTGCCGAATACCCATCTCGCCTTGCGCTCGCCCAGCGTGCGCTCGTTGCGGGCCGGGCTGGTGGCCGGCGCTGCTGTTGCCGATGGCGATGGGGCTGCGGCCCCCAGCACAAGCTCCAGAACGGCGCAGATGCCGTGGTACAGGCCGAAAATCAGATCGTGATCATCCTGCTGCCCGACGTGCTCCCATTCGTCGCTGGCGGTGTTCATGGCGCTCAGCGAGTTGCGGGCGGCAGCCGCGTACTGCGCGAGAGGCGTTGCCGGATTGCTTGTGCATGCATGGAGTTCGCGAGCGACACCCGTGAGCAATGCCTTGTTGCGCACGGCGGCGTCCGGGTCTCGCCGGCCTTCGACTGTCGCCGACAGCAGCAGCGTGAGCAGCGACAACACTTCGCAGGCGTGCATCCGGCAGGTCCACTGCTCGTTGGAAAGATTGGAAAAGTCGGCGACGGGCGCCGAGGCGGGCTTCTTGGCCCGGGTTGCGCGCACGGGCGCAGCGGTGGTAGCATTCATGCAAGTCCTCGCTAACTTTTGAACGGGTTTGGGGGGTCTTCACGGGGCCAGGGCCGTTGGTAGCGGTCGCTGGCTTCAACTATTTCTAGGTCCAGCTTATGGCCTGGGTGCCGAGAATGCGAGGGCCTAATGAGGCCCTGTTAGGTTGCATTTTGGGTGACTGCGTTTCGGCCTTAGCCTGTGCCTCCCCGCCCTTCATGCTGCTGCTTCGCTTCGGCCAGCACCTTATTGATAAGCCAGTTGGCGCTGCGCTCGATCTTGGCCGCCTCGACACGCACCCACTCATGCAGTTCGGGTCGTAGCCTGAGTTGCACCGGCTTGAGCACTTGGCTTGGTTGGGTTTCCATTTTTGCTCCTTAGTGGCTTTTAGCCATGATGGCTGAATTATGGCTAGTCGAATTGACTTCACCAAAGACAGAATGGCTATTAGCCATCATGATTTCATGGCTGAAAGCCACTATGCTTGGAACATGAACGACGAAAGCGCAGCAAAGAATCCCGTGCAGGCGGGCGACAAGTACATCGTGAGATTTCCGGTCGGCATGCGCGATCGGATGGCCGACGCCGCCAAGCAGAACAACCGGTCCATGAACGCTGAAATCGTGGCGAGGCTGGATGATTCGTTTGGGGCCGAGATCGAGGCCGACAGTTCCAAGCGGCTCATGCGTGGGCACATGGCGCTGCTTAGTACTCTCGCAAACTACGTAGTGCTGAAATTGAGGCACGGCAAGATCGCAGCGGGCATGGATGACGCGATGCTGCGGATAGCTGAGAGCATTGGGAAGTTGGAGCCAGGCACCGATCTGATGGAGGCCGTGAAGGAGCCATTTACTGACTATGTTGTTGCACTCACGGACGCCGTCAACGAGGCAACTAAGTTGCTTGGTCCCGGATGGGGGCGGAAGGAGAACTTGGAGCGGTTGGAATCCGTTGCACATCAAGCGCGCGCTGAAGGCTCGTTGGTGGCCGTGCATCGAAAGCCCGATGGAGAATTGGCTTTTTCCACCACACCCAAAGGCTCCATGCCGGTAAGCGATCCTTTGGCGAACAAGGCCGCGATGGCAAGTCCGGCTGGCGCCCCTGCGGCGGCGACGGATGCCGGAGGCCGGAATCGAACCGGTACGGGTTTTACCCCGGGGGATTTTGAGTCCCCTGCGTCGGGTGGCACAGAAGGCCGACAGCCGATTGAGGTCGAAGTTCGAGGCAAGCCGATGACCTTGAAGCCGAGGGCCGACGGCGACGGTTATGACGTGGTCCCACGCAAAACGCCAGCGCCTACAGAGCCGCCCCGAAAGCTCACCCGCGCCGAGCGATATGGAGTCAAGCCGCCGAAGAGGTAGCGCGGCGGTCACCGGGACGACTTCGCGCTTGGGTATTTGACTATCTTCCATCGCCGCTATTGAAGCGGCAACTCGACCCAGGGCCAAGGTCCGAGCTGGCTGAGTTCTTACTCAGCTGGCTGAGTCACCTCACGCCTCCAGCTGCGAACCCATCGAGCGATAACCTGGGTATTCCCCTCGAGATGCTCAACTTTGTCCAGCATGTCGCGCGCGAAGGCTTCGAGGGTCTTATAGGTCCCAGGGTTGCGTTGCCATTCGTCCCAGCGAGCTTTGACGAACCTCTTGTCCTTCGCCTTAGGATCTAGTTTGTGTCGGGCGATGCCCGCTTTGCGCGCCAGGCTTTGCCCGTGGATTAAAGGTGCGCACTCTATCTCGACCAAGAACAGATTCTCATAGGCCATTGTCAGAAGGACTGCCATTTCGCGGGTGTCCCGCCTGTCCGAAAGAAGCGCATCCATACTGGCATCTGCGCACACGATGCATTGCGCAGCAAATCCTTGAATCATCAAACGCGGCGACGAGCTCAAGTGAGCAGAGTTCCAGGCGTGCCCCATCGGCTCAAAAATGGGATCACCCTGTTCTTTCGCGACGTTGGCTAACTCACTAATGACTGAGGCAACGTCCTTGGCAAAGGTGACGCGGTCCAAGCGCTCCCGATCGCCGTCGGCATACCAATATTCCTTATGCCAAGGAAGGGACTGAAAGTTATCCGGCTGGAAAAGCCAAGTTTTGGCATACAGGCCGGAAAAAGCGGTCAAAGCGCCGCTCGCGACTTCCGAGGCCTTGAACATGAGGTCACGTTCTGGTGAGTCGGCATCGAATCGACTCCAGTAGTCCGGGACGGCATCACCGTTCTTGGCGGGGTCAATCCATCTAAGAGCGTAGGGGTTCACGAATCTTGCGGAACGGCCTGCATGTGACAAGCATACTTGTTTCGCAAACAGCTCCAGAAACGAAAAAGCCGCCTCAGTGGGCGGCTTGGCGGGAGCAGAAAAGCAAAGGCCCCGCTTTTGACGGCGGGGCCCAGACGTTGCGCGGGATTGCAATCTCCTATTGCGCAACGGCCTCCTTTCGGAGGACTTAAGCCCGATGCCGAAGCAGCGCGGGTACGAGCGGTATTTTACGCCCCTACATGTAGGTCGTCAAATCGGCCATGCCTAGCCCATGCAGGATGCAAGACTGAATCGTTCGCAGGTCTGCCTTGCTGATTACTCGCGCGTCGTACTGGCGCTTTCCCTGGTCATCCTTGCCGGTGGTCAGTAGGAACAACCGGTGGAACGCGACGGTGTAGATCATGTCCGCTTTGACCCACTGGTACTCGGAATCGTAGGGCGCCGGCAGTGGCTCGCCGAAGCGGATGCGATGGTGATATGCCTCCGGCGGCTGAGGCCGGGTTGTGCTCATTGGCACGACAGCGCAAAGCCCCTTCCGATAGCGCAGCCTGGGCGAAACGACTACCACCGGCCGGCGCTTGACCATCTCCGGTTCCTTCATGCCCGCGAAGTCGCACACGAGAATAGAACCTGTCTCAGGATGAAATTGGATGGCCATGGGCTATTGTCGCGCAGGCGTCCCGGCCATCTTCTTCATCTTCCTGCACTCACGAAGATCCACCAGCGTCTTGAAGCGGTGGTCCGGATCCTCGATCCACTGCATGTTCGTGGGCTTGTCCTCGCCGCCGGCGCACAACGGCTTGATGTGATCGACGGCCCAGCCTTTGCAAGGCCCTGAGCGTCTGCCAGTGGCAGGGCAGGGGTTCTCAGCGCGGAACGCCCTGACCTCTGCCTGGCTGCGCTGGATGGGCTGGGGCGAGGGCGCCAGACGCTAAGAGCGAGGCGCAAAAAAGCCAGCAACGACCCAGCATGTCACTCGGTGGGCGGCGTACGCCGCAATCATGCCGCCTACGCCCGACAGAAAGAGCTCTCCGCCATCTGACGACCCGTTAATGAGCGCGGCGCCAACCACAAACGCCGCGAACAACCCCCACAAGCCCCACCACACAGCGCTGACGCGCTCCAGCCCTTTTTGAATGTTCATTTGCCCTCCTCGATCGCGATAGCTATCCAGCACGCGAGGACTGAGACGACAAACGCGAACACTCCAGCGTTGAACATGGATAGCATGTTGTAGACGCCAAGCCAGTCTTTTGGAACGTTGCACCAGTCCCACTCCAGGTAGGCGCCGCATGCGTATGTCACACTGATACCAACCCAATAGCCGTACTTCAAATAGAGGTAAGCCTGATAGGCAAGTGTCCCCGCCATCGCAAGGAATCCGACCCCCGCTAGCAACGCAAATAGTCCGCCCATCAGTCGCAGCGAAACAGAATCTCACTCTCGGGCCAGCGCCCCAAAGGCCCAGCTGGGATTTCCTTGGTGTGCAGCACCTTGACCTTGCGGCCCTGTTTCGTGCAATGCGATTCGGCGTCCTGGGTCGCCATTGCGGTTAGCTGCAGGGTCTGCACCCAGAAACCCTCACCCTGGCGGGTGATGGTGTACATGCCCTCTGATCGAGGCACCACACCTGTGGTCGGTACGGCGCAGCCCGCCATGACGGCGGCCAATGAAATCAGGGCGAGTTTTTGAATTTGCTTCTTCTCCAGAACACCGCGATCCGCGCGGGCTCAGAATTACGCCGGTCCTAGGCGAGTTGCTTTAACAGTTACCTAGGCTCGTCAGTATGCAACCAGCTGGACGGTTTCTCAACTGCTCTGTTCGAGCTTTCGAAGCGTCTTCTGCCACTTCTCTCTCTGCTCTGGGGCAAGGGCCTCGTAGCGTTTGGCTAAATCGACAGCCTCGTCTGAAAGAAACGGCTGCGGTGCCCCCTCGCCGGTGGCGAGCCAGTGGGCGTCCACCTGAAGGAACCGCGCCGCTCGAGCGCTGTTTTCGGCCGTCAAAGCCCTCGTACTCCCGCTTAAGACCTGACTGATCGCTTGCGGCGTGGCCCCGATAGCCGCTGCCAGCATCGGTCGAACCTCCCTCGGCTTATATGGGGATAGTTCAAGGGCGAGGGTCAAACGTTCGCGGTAGTCCATAAAGTAAGCTTACCATAAAAGTAAAGCATGCTCAACTTTTCGCTTGCCTCAAAAGAAAGCATGCTTCACAATCGCGTCCATGTTGAAACGTGAAGCGATCGAACTTCTTGGTGGCACGCCGGCCGCAGCCGCCCGGGAAATTGGCGTAAGGCCTCAGGCCGTAAATGGATGGCCGGAGCAACTCAGCCGCCGTCTTGAGGATCGCGTTCTTGCCGCGCTATACCGCCGGCAGCACAGAGCCACCGCAGCAGTAGCCGCGTCTATTCAAGGGCGCTGAATGGGCCGCCTCCGCTCAATTCCGGGTGGTCTTCGCCCATGCCCGTCATTGCTTGAAGCCGGGCCCATTGTCGTTCTTACCCGGTGCTGGTCGAAGCCAACGACCAGGTCGCCATTGCTCCATGCCACCGTCAAGCGACCTGTGGTGACGGTCAACTCCTGCCCGCCCTCTCCTGGCCATGTGTTCACGGCGGTGCTGGTATGGACGCTGCGGTGGATGACGAGAGCGTGGGGATCGGGAAGGGCAGGGGTTCGTTGCATGGCCCCCAGTCTCTTTTTTTGCCCGAACGGAGTCATTCCCAACGGTTCCACATTTTTAGGAGAGCGCACGAATGGGTGAGCACGAATCCCTCAACGAGGCGCTCATCGAGTGCGTCAAAGCTGCTGGCGGCAGCAAGACAGTAGGGCACAAGCTTTGGCCGGAAAAAGCGGTCGATGCCGCGCAGCGCCACCTGCTGGCGTGCCTGAACGAGGACAAGCCCGAGCGACTGACGCCAGACCACCTCTTGATGCTGCTGCGCCTGGCGCGCGACAAAGGCCACCACGGCGGACTCGCATACATGGCGGCGCAACTTGGATACGCAGCGCCGCAACCGCTCGAGCCTCGTGACGAAGCCGCAGAGCTGATGCGCCAGTACATCGAGGCGGTGGCCGAACAGAAGAGGACCGCTGATCGCATGGAGCGCGCGGCCGCACGGATGGGGGCGAAAGCATGATCAGCGAAGAAGCACTTTTGACCGATTTGAAGGCCACTTACCCCGGAATCCATGCGCATCCCTTGCGCGAGTACGGCGCCCCCGGTTGGACGCGTGGCGTATGCACCGGCGGCGAGGCGGTGATGCCTGACGGCATGCCGATGTTCTCGACCCTGTATTACGGCAATCCGACCTATGACGGTGACGTCCATACCAGCGGCCTGCAAAACCGGCGTGCCACACCGCAAGAAACCGGGTGCGCGAATGGCTCAATGGCCGAGGACTGACGGATAAAACCATCGAGGCCTTCAGGATCGCAGAACAGTCGCGCGGCACCGAAGCATTCGCAGTCTTCCCGTACCTACGCGACGACGAGTTGGTGAATGTCAAGTACCGCAACACCTCCGACAAAAAGGACATGCGCCAGGAGAAGGGGGCGGAGCCCTGTCTTTTCGGCTGGCACCTGATCGACCCCAAGGCTCGCACCGTTGCCATCACCGAGGGCGAGATCGACGCTATGACCTTGCACCAGGTCGGCATTCCGGCGCTGTCGGTGAATCAGGGCGCCGGGAATCATCAGTGGGTCGAAAGCGATTGGCAGCGGCTCGACCGCTTCAGCGACATCCTGGTCTGCTTCGACTGCGACGAGGCTGGCGACAAGGGCGCGCGTGAAGTGATCCAGCGCCTAGGGCCCGAGCGCTGCCGGCGCATGCTCATGCCCGCCGGGATCAAGGACGCGAACGAGTACCTGCAGCAAGGTGGGGACGGGGCGGATTTCGATGCGTTGGCCCGGGACGCCAAGCCGATGGATCCCGACGAACTGCGCTGCATTTCGGATTTCGTCGGCGAGGTGAAGGCCAGTTTCTATCCGGCTGAGGGCACCGCGCGCGACCCCTACCTCACCCTGGACGTCTATTTCGACTGGTTCCAGTTCCGCGGCGGCGAGGTCACGCTCTGGACCGGCATCAACGGCCACGGCAAGAGCCTGCTGCTTTCGCAGGTCGAGCTGGGGCTCATGAAGCAGGGCTGCCGGTTCGCTGTGTTCTCCGGTGAGATGGCCCCCATGCGGCAGCTCAAGCGCATGGTCAAGCAAGCGTCGGGGATCGATCGCCCTACGCCGGGCTACATCGACGCTATCGGCGAGTGGCTGCGGGGCCAGTGCTGGGTATTCAACCAAGTTGGCACAGCCAAGCTCGATCGGCTCATTGAAGTGTTCACCTATGCCCACCGCCGATATGGGATTACCCATTTCGTGATCGACAGCTTGATGACCACGGATGTTCCCGACGACGGCCCGCGGGCGAACACCGAGCAGAAGCTGGCGATTGCCAAGCTGTGCGGCTTTGCCAAGCAGTTCAACGTCCATGTGCACTTAGTGGCCCACCCGCGCAAAGGTAGGGACGAATTGAGCGGCCCGAACAAGATGGATGTCGCCGGCAGTGGCCACCTCACTAACGGCGTCGACAACATTTTCGCGGTCTGGAAAGCCCCCAAGGACCAGGCCCAGCCCGATGACACGGGGTCGAAGGACGCCCAACTGGAGCTGATGAAGCAGCGCGACGACGGCGTCCAAAACTTCAAGTTGGCGCTCTGGTTTCACGCGCCGTCCATGCAGTTTCGATCCACCTACCGCAGATACCCACTGTCCTACGTCGAGTTTTCTCAGGAGCCCCGTCTATGAACGCGACCACCAAAACCGAAGTGGCGGCCATCGCCGCGCCGCCAGCGGAGCCCACGGTGCTCCTGTGGAGCCGGAGCCAGAACGTGCTGCACATTGAACCGCTATCGCGCATGCTCGATAAGAACCGGCGGGCCTACGTGGCCGACCGCCGCATGGACTATGTCCCCATGTTCATCGGCTCGGACGATGACTGCCACGCCGCTGCGGCGAGCATGCGGCAGACCTTGATCAAGCGCCAGGACCAGCGCGAGGCTGCCAAAGGCAAGCCGCTATGAGCGGCACCCAATACGGCGGCGGCCGGCGCTCGACTCAAATCGAGCAGTTCAACGAGCTGCTGAAGACCAGCGACTACTTCGCCGACGTGATGAACACGCACCGCCGCGCCACCGCCGAGGTATTGGCGGAATTCATTGGTGTGATGGTCAAGGGCGGGGCGATCGACGCCGCGCAGGTAATGCAGGTCCTGCACCAGATGGAAAACGGGAAAGGCTCGCCGTCCCTGGGCAGCGCCCGCAGGTTGGTGGCCGGCCTGATTCGCGATGCCCTACAGAAGGACGCCAAAGCATGACGTTCGAAGTTCGGATCCCGGATGCCGTGCACCATGAGCTCCTCAATTGGGCGCGCTGGTGCTGGTCAGGGCCCTGGCCGCACCCGCTGCCGCCCACTGAATGCGGCTCCCTCGAGGCTGGGTACAGGGCGCCACCCTCGTGGGACTGCCTGGACGAGCGCCGGGCTCCCGCGGTGAAGCCAAACGGGCGGCGAGCACAGGTAGTGCAGGACGCTTGGTGCCGGATGCCAAAGGGCGAGCGTGCCGTTCTTAAAGAGGAATACCCGGGCTCCCTTGAAACACGCCGGATTCAGGGTCGGGAAGCTGCAGCGCGCCGGCTAAGCATGCCGCTTCACTGGTATGAGCAGCTGCTGGGCGCGGCAGTAAGGAAAGTGGAGGCAGCCTTTGAGGTATGCGCGTGAAACGATGGAGCTGATTGCGGCATATCCCGGCCGCGATTTTCGAATGCAGGAGATCGTGCGATACATCGCCGGGGCAACGCCGGACACCCGCAAGCGGCGCTCGGTCCGTGAAGCCGTGCGGCTTGTGCTGCAGCACTTGGTCGAGTCAGGTCCTGTCGAACTCACACCAGCGAAGGGACGAGGCGGATTCGCGTTGTACCGCTGGAAAGTGCCAGATGATCTACTGGAAAAGTGCAGGGCGTAGTGTGAGAATTCGTGCGGGGCAGTGCCACTCGCCTTTTCGCCCTGTACCAGGTCAGTGATCCGCTCCTGCGTGAAAACTACTTGATGCCGGAAGGTAGTGTGTCGAACGGCGCCTTGAAGCCAGCGGATGCAACAGCGTCCGTAAATTTGTCTTCGAAGTGGGACAGAAGCATCTCGATAAATCGTCCGTGGTAGATGCCGTAGATCAAGCTGGAAAGGATCTTTTTCTGGTTCGGAACAATGCCGAACGTCAGCTGGCCCGGGCTCACGGTTGGTCGAAGCCATGCGTGGTGGATCCATTGTGCAGGGGTATGCGTGAAATCCCCATGAGCGTCGTATTCCCACGTTTCCACCTCGTCATCGTCGATCGCTTTCTTAATTGCAGCCAACAGTGCCGCCGGGTTCTGGGATTTGATGGTTATTGCCATGCGAAGTCCTCGTTTGTTGCAAAGGCATATGAGGAGGCCGCTTGCGGCTTACGTGGAACTGACTGACTAATGTGAGGTAGTTCGCAGGAACGTATATGCCAGGGTCAGGCGAGAGTTGAAGGACTCTCAAAGTGTTATGGCCTGGGGTAGCGAGCGATGGGAAGCCGTCGCCACAAGAATTACAAAGGCCCGCCAAGTGCGGCCTTTCTCGTTTCCGCGCTTCCCTCCGGCACACACGCAAAACACGCTCAAGGCCGGGCATGGGGGCGCACCTATACCGCCTCCCCCAAGGCAAAGCCATCGCAGCTCCAGTGGCTAAACATAACGGCCGCACTCCTGACGCAAATAGACGACGCGCTGCGTAACCTCCTGCGCA